TTTGCTTATGTTGTAAGAGATATGCAAGGGAATCCATTTGAAATATATCCTATACCTTATTCAAGTGTAGAATTATTAGAAATAGATAGTGATGTATATGCAAAGTTTAGATTCTGGACAGGTAAATGGATAAAAGTTCTATATTCAGATTTAATACATCTTAGAAAAGATTTTAATTCAAATGACTTTTATGGGGATTCTGGGACAATAGTATTAAAAAATATAATGGAAGTTATAATGATTTCTGACCAGGGTGTTGTTAGTGCAGTAAAAAATAGTGCAGTTATAAAATGGATTTTGAAATTCAAGAATGTATTAAAGCCTGAGGACAAGGAAATTCAGCTTAAAGAATTTACAAAAAATTATCTGGATATATCAAATAAAGGTGGAGCAGCAGCAATTGATCCACGGTTTGATGTAGAACAGGTTAGTGAAAAAAATTATGTACCTAATGCTTTGCAAATGGAAAAATCAGTACAAAGGCTATATTCTTATTTTGGAGTAAGCGAGAACATAGTACAAAATAAATATAATGAAGATGAATGGCTTGCATTTTATGAAAGTAGAATAGAGCCAATTATTATACAGCTTTCTAATGAATTTACCAGACTATTTTTTACTAAGAAACAAATAAATTTAGGTAATAAAATAGTTTTTGAATCCAGCAATTTGGCATATGCAAGTATGCAAACAAAACTTGCTCTAGTTCAATTAGTTGATAGAGGTGCATTAACTCCTAATGAATGGAGAGCAGTACTTAATTTAGCACCAATTGAAGGTGGAAATAAACCAATTAGAAGGCTTGATACAGCAGAGGTAGGAAAAGAAAAAGACACTGGGGAGGATGAAGATGCCAAAGCAAATAAAGGAAAAGATAAATAAAGAATACAGGAAATGCGTAACTTTTGAATTAAGAGCAAAAGAAAGTGATGATAAAAAAGAATTATATGTTGAAGGATATGCTGCGACATTTAATAGTCCAACGGTACTTTGGGAATATGATGGTATTGAATATAAAGAGCAAATTGATGACAGAGCATTTGATGAAGCAGATATGAGTGATGTAATTTTTAATTACAATCATCAGGGAAAAGTTATGGCAAGGACCAGGAATAAAACTCTTACACTTTCAACCGACCAAAAAGGATTATATTTTAGAGCAAGGCTTGATGGAACAGAGGAAGGTAGAAGGCTTTATGAAGAAATAGATGGTGGATATATAGATAGAATGTCTTTTAGTTGGACAACTAAAGAATCAGCATATGACAATGAAAACCATATGAGAACTATAAGAAAAGTAAAAAAATTATATGATGTATCTGCGGTCGCGATACCTGCATATGATGATACATCAATTTCGGCTAGGTCTTACTTTGAGATGGAAATTGAGAAGGAAAAAGCACTGGTTAGTGCTGAATTGCGTAAGAAATTGATAATACAAACGTTATTATAATAACTAATTTGAAAGAGAGGTAACAAATTATGAATCCAAGATTGCTTGAAATTGAAGCAAGGAAAAAAGAAATTAGAAAACTTTTAGAAGGTAAAGAAAAAGTTGATTTAGATGCACTTGAAAAAGAGTTAAGAGATTTGGAATCTGAAAAACTAGAAATTGAAAAAAGGGAACTTGTTTTAGCTAGTATTGGGACAACGGAATTAGAAGAAAGAAAAATAGATAAACCTGAAGAAAAAGAAGAAAAAGAAGAAAGAGGTTTAACAGCTGAGCCAAAAGATAATAAAAAATTGAAACTATATAGAAATCTTGGTGAGCAATTAAAATCAATTAGGCAATTTGCACTGACTGGAAATATGGATGAAAAATTATTAAGACTAAATAAAGAAGAGAGAGCAGCAAGTGGAATGAATGAAATGAATCCATCTGAAGGAGGATTTGCGTTGCAAACAGATTTTGGTGGAATGCTTATGGATAGTGCTGTACAAAATGGTGAAATACTAAGCAGAGTTGATTCTTATGAAATATCAGCGAATGCAAATAGTGTAAGATGGGTTGATATTGATGAAGAAAGTATAAGCAATACAGTTTTTGGAGGAGTACAAGTATATTGGGCAGCAGAGGCAGCTAGTGTAACAGCAAGCAAACCAAGTTTGAAAGAAAGAAAATTGGAATTAGAAAAATTAATGGGATTAGCATATGTAACAGATGAAATGATAGAAGATACAAATTTTGTTTCTGATTTGTATTCGAGGGCTTTTGAAGCCGGAATAATTAGAAAATTTGAAGATGGTATAGTGGCAGGAACTGGAGCTGGGCAACCTCTTGGTTTTCTAAATGCAAATAATAAAGTATCACAGGCAAAAGAATCAGGACAGGCAGCAGACACTATTATCTGGGACAACATTGTTAAAATGTACAATAGAAGACTAAAAAAACCTAATAGTACATTTGGCTGGCTTATGCATCCAGATGCAAAAGAGCAATTAGACTTTATGGAATTTCCTTTAGGTGTTGGTGGAGTGCCTGTTTATCTTCAGGAGTCAAAGGCTGGGGAACTTTCTACCATGAAGGGATTGCCAATAATTGAATCTGATTTGTGTTCAGCTTTAGGTGATGAAGGCGATATTATGCTAGTAGATTTTGCAGATTATATAGTTGCAAGAAAAGGCGGAATACAGACAGCTACGAGTATACATGTATTGTTTACAGTAGGAGACCAGGCATTTAGATTTACAATGCGTGGAAATGGTACGCCAAAAACAAATAAAACTTTGACTATTAAAAATAGTACAAAGACTAGGTCGGGAATAATTACTTTAGCTGCAAGAGCATAATTACAAATATTTATATAATAAAAACACACATTTATATTAGATCTAAGTGCAAGGACAACTAGTTTGATAAGAATTGGAGGAATAATATGAATATTATTGAGAGAGTAAAAAAAGTACCTGCAATATGGCCTGTTGATTTAGATTCAGGTGGAGCAAATGCAGGTGATTATATAAGTCTAAAAAATGCAGTACAAGTTGCTATTGATATTAGTATTGGCGTAACATCTGGTACAGCAGTTGTTACTGTTAATCAAGCTAAAGATGTTGCAGCTACAGGAGCAAAAACACTTGCATTTACAAAGTATTGGATGAGTGGAACAAAATTAAAGTATACAGCGCCTACAGGAAAATTTACAGTAGGTGAAACTGTTACTGGTGCTGGTGGTGCTAGTGGTGTTGTATATAAAGATACTGGAAGTGCATTGTATTTATATACTGTTAATGCTACAGCTTTTATAGATGGTGAAACAATAACAGGTGGTACAAGTGGTGTTACTGCAAGTGCTGATGGAATAGGCATAGACGAAGATGTAATGTTACCTTGCACATGTTCATCGACATTCACGATTCCAGCAGTTAGCAATAAAAAATATTGGATTGAAATAGACCCAAGTTCATTGGATGTTGAAAATGGATTTGATTGCATAATGGTTAATATTGCTGAAGCTAGTGCAAGTTGCATTGGCTGTGCTGAATATGTGATTGAACCAAAAAATTTAGGGTTACCAATAGAAACAGCAATATATGATTAATATTAAGTTAATCTTTTAAAAAGGAGGTAAGTAAAAAAAGATGCCAAAAGACAATTTAAGAAATATATTGGGAGATAATACTAACAATAATCAATATAATTCAACTAATGTTGTTGCAAATGCTGATGGTAGCATAATTGAAAGAATTGAATATTTACAAAGTTTAGTTTCAGCATTTACGAGCGGAGAAGTTCTTCTAAAAGGAGTAGTTGATACTGCTGCACCAAGTACAACAAATGTAAAATGTGATTCACTAAAAGGATATGGGGAAGATTTTTTCAATAATGTTTTCTATATGCAGGTAGTAAGGTCTGGAGGAGCAGCACCAGAACCTGAAGTAAGAAAAATTACAAATTATGTGACTGCAACTGGAACTTTTACAGTAGATGCATTTTCAGATACTGTTGCATCTGGCGATTTAATTTACATAATGCATGAATCAGCAGTAATTTTAGGCAGAGATGATGCTGATAATGTTTTTGCTTCAACTAATGTTGTTGCAAATGCTGATGGTAGCATAATTGAAAGAATCGAATATATACAAAGTTTAATTGATACAGAAGTAGCAGCAATATTGGCAGCTGTTGATACAGAAGTAGCAGCAATAAAAACCGAAACAGATAAAATTGCAGCTACAATTACTAAAATTGATGGAGAAGTTGTTAAAACAGCAGCAATTCAGACTGACGTTGGCGACCCATCGACTAGAACTAATTTTAAATCTCTTGAGGCAATGATTGGGATTGTAGATGCAGCAAATAGTTGTTTAGATGATTTAATAAGGACAGGGTATGATAGTTCTGCAATTGGCAATGATGAAGATGGTTCAATTATGGAAAGGCTTGAAGGTTTAAAAGATAGGCTAATTATTATTGCTGGATATTTAGATACAGAAATAGCAGCAATACAGGCTGAAACTGACCAAATTGGAACAATTGTAAATACCGGGGGAACCGCAACAATTAGTGGAATTTTAGGTGATGTGAAAAATATTTCTGTTGCTGAATGTTTAATGGATGGATACAAAAAGACTACTATTGCAGATGGAACAACTATTCCAAATAATACACAAGATGCAGCAGGATTGTTAGCAACTGCTACAAATGGGGACATATTAGTCGAAGAAATTATATGGCAAAGAGGCCCAACAAATTTTGAAGGCCCAACAAATTATGTATTTTCTACAGATAATAGTGCAGGATTAACAGGGGCAGCAGCACCAAATGGAGTTGCTATACTTGCAAAATTTAATGCTAATACAACTGGAATATTAAGCATTGATGGAACTACAAAACAACTGCCATTTGTATTAGAAAGCGGCAAGAAATTGTATATTCATGGGGATGATGCTGCTACTTCTGCTGGCGGACTAATTAACTTATATACAAAATATAAAAGGTTAGCAGCAGGAGCATATCTAGCATAATATATAATTTTGAAAGGATAATAATAATATGGCAGTTACTTTAATTAAACAAACAAATTTATATATTGGTGCCAGTACTGATACAAAACCCTCTGGAATATCTGTGAAAACTGGTTCTAAATTTTATGAATATAACACTGGCAAATGGTATATAACATATAATGATGGAACTAATTGGATTGAAATAAGTGATGATACAATAAATGCAAATCTTCAAATTAACGGCACAGATGTAAGTGCAAGCAATAAAGTACATGTATCTGATTCAGATATGTTAAATTATTCGTTTGCAACTGGAAAGTCTCAAAAACAAAAAGGTGCTGGTACTATAACACCTGTTGCAGGTACAACATTTTATAAAATACAATTTCACGACAGTACGACGATTAATGCGATGACTGTTGTATCTGGATGGGCTGATTATACTGGTGACACAATGCCAGCAGGTTCAAGTTTCGTTACAAATTGTACATCTATAGAAATAGCAGCTGGTGGGTTTATAACTGCTTATCAAAGGAGTACATAATGTTAGGTTTAGGACTAAATAATGATGAAGGAAGTGTCGAGGTTAATTTACACACAAGTTTATTAGCTGAAAAAGATGCACATGTATCTGCTGATGATGATCCACCAGGATATCAAAATACTAATTACAATGCAGCTAATTTAAAAATACAAATTGATTATGGTTATGGATTGTATTCCTTACTTGACTTTGATTTATCAGATTTAATAGGAAAACAAATAATAAAAGCAACATTAAAATTAAACGTAGAAAGTTTTAACGTTGGTGCAGAGCCTGCTTTGAGTTTCGGTATAAAAATTATAGAAGAAGAGTGGACAGAAAATACAGTGACGTATAGTACAAGGCCTAGCATTTCTGATATTTTTTATGCTGAATCATCCATAACAGAAGCTGGATTAATAGAAATAGATGTAAAAACACTATTACAAGCTGTCGCCGATGGTGCTACTTATTACGGAATGTGGCTTTATGTATTATCCGGAATAAATGCACAATTTACGTCTAGAGAGGGTACTGAATATCCAGTTTTGGATGTTGAGTACAGTTGAATCATAAGGATTGAAATAAAATAAAAGGAACATAATATGGCTATTTTAGATGATGTAAAAATATCTCTTAGGATTGCTTCTGCAACAACAGCATATAATACAGAAATAACAGATTTAATTGCAGCATGTAAAGCGGATTTATCTTTATCTGGAATTTATAATACAAGTGATACAGATACTTTAGTTAAAAGGGCAATAATGACATACTGTAAAGCTAATTTTGGATATAATAATCCAGATGCAGATAAATTAAGATCGGCATATGAAGCACTTAAAAATCATATGTCTTTAAGTCAAGATTATTCATTTTATGCTATTACGTTTTCAGTCAAAAATTCTGAGTCTGATGCAATTGATGAAGCAAAAATAATATTCAATGGAGAAACAAAATATACTGGAAGCGCTGGAACTGCTATATTTTATGTTAGAGCTGCAAATAATTATGAATATCAAATTACCCATGATGATTATCAAGATTATGTAGATGATGATAATGAATGGTATAACGTTGATGTTTCTGCAAGTGCTACTATAAATATTGTGATGACAGCATCTTAGAGGTGATATTATGTTTTTTAGGGACGTAATAAGCTTAGTATCTATTGCTTATGATACTAATGAATATGGAGATAGCATAGAAATAGAGACAAAAAAAAATGTA